ACTTACAACAACCCCGGAAAAGACGGAATTCTTAGTAAAGATGTTCGTCAAGGACGAGGGTTATGATAAGTTCAAACATTCCCGTGGCATAAATTCACGCACCGACGAGTTCAAGGTGAGAGTTGGTCCGATTTTCAAGCTCATTGAGAAAGAGGTATTCAAGCTTCCTTGCTTCATCAAGAAGGTCCCGCTCGACAAAAGAGCGGAGTACATTCTGGACATGATGGGCGAGACCGGACCTTTCCTGGTAAGTGACTACACCGCATTTGAATCATTATTCACTCTGGAGGTAATGGGTCGTGTTGAGATGCAATTGTATCGATACATGACAAAGAATCTCCCAGATTGGTGGTTCAATTTAGTGTCGGAGGTCCTACTGGGGAAGAACCGGTGCGAGTCGAAGTACCTCGTGGTCGAAATCCTATGCAAGCGCATGTCTGGCGAGATGTGCACTTCGCTAGGCAACGGCTTCTCGAACTGGATTTTCATCAATTTCATTTGCAAGATGCTGGGCACTAAGGTCGTTGGTGTGGTTGAGGGGGACGATGGGCTTTTTAAGCTCAATGGACCCGTCCCCACCAAAGAGGACTTTGCCCGGCTTGGACTGCTGGTGAAATTGGAAGAACACAAAACCATTGGCACGACTTCTTTTTGTGGTATGCTTTTCCACGAACACGCTGCTGATGTCATCGCTGACCCAAGGAAAATACTTGCGGAGTTTGGGTGGTTCGCCACCCGCTACACTAACGCGAGGAAGTCTTTGAAGATGATGCTGCTGCGTGCGAAGTCGAATTCTCTAAAGGCACAATATCCGAATTGCCCGGTTGTGCGGTCCCTGGCCGAATACGGACTGCGCATGACGCGATCACACTCAAACACGTCGAAGAAGGTTCTAAAATCTTATGATACTTACAAGCGCGAGGAGTATCTGAGATTATTGGAAATCGACGTGGGGACAGTGAGGGTTCATCCCGGCTCACGAATGTTGGTAGAAGAATGCTTCGATCTCTCAATCTCAGAACAATTGAAGATCGAGGCGTATTTTGACCATCTCAACAGCTGGGACTGGGACCTTCCGGTCGCCGTCAGTGTGTTTTCACAAACCTGGTCTAAATTCGGTGAGGAGTTCGTTCTAGAGGCGCAGAAAAATGGGAAATACCCTTTTCTCGCAGGACCTCGTGGACATCCAGAACTCTTCCCCGAAGTGGTACGGGACCATCTCAGGAAGTGAACACACACACCACTCGAGTCAGACTGGCAAAAGCCACCACATTTATCCAGTAAAGTGTGCTGTCTGTAACTGAACCCGAGCCCTCCAGGCATAGTATGGGGGGCTGTCAAAAT